AACTGGGTTTTGTTCATTACCCTCACCCATTTTCATATCTGCTATTGCTGCAAATGATTTACCTGCATCAACACAGAAACCTAACAATGCAAATAAAGTTTGTGAAGGTTCTCTATAAGGTAATGGTAATAATGATTCTTTTATTGATTGTCCTGTGACATCAACATCACGAAACTCACCTGGTTGTAAAGGTTGGTCATGATCACGTATACGCATTCCTCTAGCTTTAAATCCTGCTGGAAGATTGGCAAGAGTACCTGCATCAATTAACTGTCGCAAAACACTTGTTGCAGTTCTTGACAACCCACCAAGCATGTGGATTAAGCCAAATCCATAGAAGCCTAATCCTGGGAGGAATTTGTAATGAGTAAAATAATCTATTCTTCCTTTAGCTGGATCTTGTTGTCTCCAGTTTCTACGAATAGATAAAACCTCACTACTGTATTGATCAATAGTAATTATATAAGGAAGTTTAATACCTTGTGGATCTTCAAATCCTGGAACATCTATATCAACATGCATTTCTAATAAAGTGTGATACTCATCTCCTTCTGGAATTTCTTTTGAAACTCCTTCTAGTTCATCAACTTTTTCTTTTACTTCATTAGTTGTAGATACACTTCCTGATACAATTGGAATATCTCTATAAAAACCACTTACTTGTTGTTTACGTAAACTGTTAGCATCAACTTTTGTAACGTGAGTAATTCTGTTAGCATCTTCTAAAGAAGACGCACCATAATTAATCACACAATCTTCTCCTGACACAAATTTAGATACAGGACGCATTAATGTGCCATCATAATATGTTTTCTTAAATGCTGACCCTGAAAGTGGTAAATAAAATAATAATTGGTCCATATCTGGATCATATTCTTTCATGACATGCGTAATCATGTAATTCATGTAATCTTTTACTCTTTTAGCTTGTTCTTCAACTTCAGGAGTAATTTCACCAACTATTTCTGTATTAACAGGTCCAGCTGGCGGTAATAATTCTTTATATGCTTGTGCTTGAAATTGTGTAACTGATTCTGCTAGTAAAGGATGAATAACACCACTTGCACCTTCAAAAGGTTGAGTTCTATCTTCATACTTAAATCCAAGCATGTCTAAACCTTTAATATAAGTATCTTCCCAATCTTTTCGTGATTCTTTGTCTGATTCGTATGAAGCAACACATGAATCAGATAATTTTCTTAAATCTTCTTCAGAAATGTAATCAGCTAAGTTTGCATCAAAAGGAATGTTAGTTTGGTCTAATTGTGGTTGTAAAGGGCTTCCATCCGTGCTTACTTCTACACTCCCATCTTCTAATTCATTTATGGATGGGTCTGGTTCAAAATCTACTGTTTTTTCAATTTCAACACCATTACCATCTGCAATTTCTAAACCATCTGTTAGTGCTTCAATTGCTTTTTCTATTGAACCAGCAGAAGGCATTCTTGATTTAATAGCCATTTGATCCTCTTACCATATTTTGTTTAACAAATCCACCTTTACTATAAACTGGGATAGTTGATTGACCAGGAATACGTTGTCCTGTGTTTATATCACGCATTTCAATTAATGGAATCTTTTCCCACGTAAATCCGTTCCCGTCAACTATTGTTGTGTCTTTAAATTTAAATCCACTCTTTTTAGCAATTCTTTTCATCGCTTTTACTCCTATCTCATCATAAAACTTATCTCCACCTTTAGGTATTCCACCATGTGCTTTTTTCATCTTTCCAGTGGATAATCCTATTCCATCATACCCTTTATCTGCTGCCATCTTCATTAATCCTTGTAAAAACACTTTTGCGTAGTTTTCAGACTTTTTAAACGGCGCATCTGGGTGAACTTGACCGGTTGTACCTGTAGCTGTCTTTTGTTCTTCCACTTTTTTCTTTAGAGTTTTAACATCGGCTACTAATTTCTTCATAGCACGCTCAATATTCCTTAATTCCGCTACATTTTCCGGTAATTCACGTTCTACACGTGGTAATTGCATAATATTTTCTCTTCTAAGCCTTGTTGACTCCAAAGTTTGCATTTTTTTGTCTAATTGTGCCGCAAAATCACTCATTTCAGCTAAAACATTGCTTTTATCGAGCCTTGGTGCGTATTTATACCCCTTTTGAGCAACATTTTGGTGTAAATCTGACTGGATTTCTTCCATAAGTAGTATTTTTCTGCCATTTTCATCAATTCTTTCACTAAATCTACCCCATCCAAATGGCGAGTTGCCTGTATTACCTTGAAATACCTCTCCACTAAAGTGTCCAGAGTCATATACCTTCTCTCCAGATCTTACAGATCCTGGGTCAAAGTTAAAATAGAACTTTAATTCGCCATATCCAGACCCACCTGGCACAAATTGTGCACCATCATGTGCTGGTGATTTTTTACTTTTGTAAAAAAATCCTCTACCTTCACTCATATCACCTAAACGGTATAGTAATTTCTTTGTCCAAAAAGGAATTGGAACATCAGCTGTCATTACATTTCTATCAAAAATATTTAATGCTTGGTATAACTGATTAAATGCTTGTTCTTCTGGTATGTTTTTAGCTGTCGCTAATTTTACTATATCTTCTTGAGGTACTAAATTTTTTAAAACATTAATATGGTCTTTTTTTATAATATCATTAGCGCCGTGGTACATTGCAGGAAAACTGTTTTCCCACATTTGATAGAATTTTTCACCAGTGTTAAGATCAACATTTTGACCTCCATATCTAACAGCTAATAAATTTACGTCATCTATACTTTGTCCTCGCATTACATTTAAAAGATGTTCACGAACTTTCATTCCTGTTGCATCTTGGGGAGGTTGATGTAATGCTGTTAATAAGCGTGGGTCATTAGATATTACATTTAAATTTTCATCTGCGCCGCCATAGCCTCTTTTTTCACGTACCTTTGTTAACATGCTAACTAAATCTTTTGCGCCACGTTCCACGGGTGCTGCCATCGCAATATCCATATCAATCTTCGGCATCTCTTTGTTATAAGTTTCAAGGAGCTCGGTCTTCGATAACTTTCTTTTTGGATCTGCTTTTGCAATATTATTTAGTAATGCTTCTAAACCAAACTCATCAAGTTCTGTTGCTGACACACCAGGCTTATTTTTAATTGTTCCAAGCCATTGTTGTGCACCCATTTTTACATCAGGCATTTTTTCTATCTCATCAACTGTGGAAAGAAACATTGCTGGTTTATCTTCAGCCGCTTGCGCAACAGCAACGTCTGTTGCTTTTTCTGCCTTGCCTGTTGATTTAATCATATCACCAACGCGGGCCACGGCCCTTGGTACTTTAGACATCGTTCCAAATAAGGCAGCAAATCCACCTACATTAAACTTTTGTCTTTCAATACTTTCCTGAGGATCTAATAATGGTAAGTCTTCCATAGTTTTGCTTGTATCATCTAAATCTGTATCAATCAAGCCACCTTCATTATGTCCATATGGTTTAAGACCTGGGACCATGTTGTACGTATCTTCAATATGTTGTCTTGGATCTACACCTTTTGCTGCAGCTGGTGGTAGTTCTAATTTATAATTTCTCATTTGATCTTTATATAAACCAGAATATGGACCTTCATATCTTTTACCATAAGTATCAAATCCCATTTTCTTTTTATTATAAATTTTACTTTCTAATCCAAGATTAGTCATATCTTTTTTTATTTTGTCAATAAATTCATCCGCTTTTTTTAAATCTGCTTCCATTCTTTTTTTACTAATTAATCCATCTTTGTAAGCTTTTCTTATTAATTTTTTTTCTGTAAGATAACGATATAAATTGTTTTCATAATGTTTGTGATAAGAGTTGTTTCTTATAAAGTTAGATAAAATACCAGGATGATGTTGACTAAAAGGTGAATCATCATATTTGGAAAATTTTTGATTAAAATCAACCATATACTGTAACTCTGGTGGAACAATAAAATCAGGATGTATTATTAAACCAGGATTTTGATACATAGATCCATGTCTACTTATACCACGCTTAGCATAATCTTTTATATCATCAGTATTTGCAAGTCTACTTTGACCTGCTTTGTAAACTTCAAATTGTTTTGATGCATCAACAAAGTCGTCATCCACAAGAACTTTATTTATTGATGTTATTGTCTTTACATCTGGGCGAACCATATCTTGCGCTGTGTGTAATCTAGCTGTCATTAGAGGCTCAAGACCACTCGATTTTTCTCCAGTAGATCTTATTTTAGGTTTACCTCCTGTGTAATGCTGCGATAAAATAGAGTCTACACCTTTTCTTGGTCCTACAAAATCTGGATCATATTTTCCAGACGAACCACCAGCTGCAGTCGTATTAATTTGACCACGCATTTTATTTTTGTAAATTTCTTTATCACTAAAAATATTTCTATCAAAATCTAATGCACCAGCTTTGCCACCATCCTTAGTAGTAACTGTAATTCTTTTTGCTAACTTTGGAACTTGCGTCGCTAATCTAAGAATTCCAGCGACCATTACTCACCAAGAACGTCAAAGTAACCAGCTACAGGAATTCCTGCAATACCAGAATACGCAGCAGCTTGCCCTACA